TGTTTGCATAACTGGTGTGCTAATCCCCATTGAAAATCTGATCGAAGATCTTTTATTTTACGATACGCTTGTTGTAATTCAAACAGTCTTCTTCTTCTATTATTGGAGTCCTTCTTTGCATTAGAAAGCCGTTTGTTTAGTTTTCTAATCTTGTTTTGATATTGTTTAAAGAATAATGGAGACCCAATTTTGCTACCATCACTTTTAGTTAAATAAGTTTTCAGACCAAAATCCAATCCTATAGATGCACCATCATGTGTCTTTCTATAGGAGTTTATAGGATTATGATCTGTAACTATAATCAAGCTATATCTATGGTATGTTTCTCTAACTATTCTAATTTGTTTAACATTACCTTCATAGACTCTACTGTATGAAAACTTAAAACGTTTCTTTCCTTTGTTAATTGTTAGACAATTACCATTTAGGGTAAACCCACCTTGTTTGAATACAAAAGAATTGAATTTCTCCGGTGATTTAAACTTAGGAGGTCGTTTAGCCAACTTCTTGAAGAAACGATTGTATGCTGAGTCTAATCTATGAAGGATTTCTTGTACTGTTTGGGAGTGAAGAAGATTTCTCTTAATTCTTTTAGAGAAATGTTTTTGCATCTTACCAACTGAGATATATTTTCCAAACAGTTTGTAATATCTACGTTGTAGAACTAAAGCATGATTCCACACAAAACAACATTCACGAAGCATCTTGTCAAGATACTTCGTTTTCTTTGAATGGTATATGTTGTATTTGTATGAAATCATTTTTAACCACATTTATGATACAAATATAATAATAACTTTTTGGCATATATCAGAATCAATTATTAAAAAATACATATATGAACAAAAGAATCATTGATCCCCTGCTTAAAAGCAGGGGTTTTGTTAAAGATTGTAAAACTTATCCACCAGTTTCCTACCCACTACATCAAACTTCTGTCTATGAATTAAAGGTGCGACCTTAACGACGTTCTTCCTATTTTTACTAACATCGACATAAATCAGCCCGGCATAAGACGGAACTTCATTTACGTCAATCATATTAGGAGGACAGGCGTAGTAGAAATAGTTTGGAGGATAGCTTATGACACCACCTACTTTAATAATGCCGTCTTTAAGAACCTTATGTTTTTTATCCTTTTTGAAGTCGTTAAAGAAATCTTGTTTAGACATCTTGACCTCTACTTCATAAGCGTACAATGATCTTGTTATGGCCAGGAAGTCAGATTCCCAATCATATATATGGAGATTGTTAATAACATACATCGGATTACTTAACAGATCCCTATTAAGGATCTTAAGCATTTGTTGCTCTGGGTAGTTCATTGTCTTACTTTTTTAGAGGCTTGTGGCGGAATCGAACCGCCCTACGAGATTTTGCAGATCCCTGACTAAACCACTCATCCAACAAGCCATGTAGCCCAACCGGGAGTCGAACCCGGAACTAAAGTTTAGGAAACTTTTGTTATATCCGTTTAACTACCAGGCTATTTAATGTTTGCTATGTTCACACACCGCAAACACTGAGATAATTAACATTTCCACAAAAACTTATCGTTATCCAAGGAGGATTCGAACCTCCGCTAACAGAACCAAAATCTGTTGTGCTACCACTACACCATTGGACAGTGGTCCCAGAGGGATTTGAACCCACGATCTTGCGGTTATGAGCCGCCTGCTTTCACCACTAAGCTACAGGACCTTAAAAATATGCAGGAGCCTTCACAGACGCCTGCATATAACAGCTAAATATTAACCAATAATTATCCTAAAAACTCTCTCAACGCAAAGTTAAGTACCAACATACAATATGGCAAACATTAAAGAATAAAAAGGATTAAATTATTTCTTTTTCTTCTTCTTTTTAGCGTCTTTTACTCGTTCAGCTTCGTTTTCGGGCTCCACAATATCACCGGCTTCTTCCTGAATCACATCCGTCTCAGGAACAACATCAGACTTCTCCGACTCAGCCACATCCTTATCTGACTCCTCATCTTTATCCAATTCCGGCTCAGCGGAATCGTTTTTGTCTTTACCGATTATACCTATTTGGTAGCCTCTTAATTCTACTTGCATTAATTTCAGCTTCGATTCTAACTCTTGTATTGTTTTGGACCCAACCGAAACCTCGTTTTCCAAATCTCCTATTCTGATCCCGGCTTCAATCAATGCATTTGATTTCTTTTTTAATTCAGATGAGATACTGTTTTTCTTTTCTTCCAAGTTTCTGATTTTGTAATTAGCCTCATCAAGATCAGACCTGGCTTTGTCAAGATCAGCCTTGGCCGCATCAAGTTCTTCCGTTTTCTTCTTGACGCTTTTTATCAACTTTTTCTGATTTTCCTTCAAGGCGTCAATCTTTTCCTTAGACTCAGAAAGATCTTTGCCAACAGATAAAATCTCTTTATCCTTTGAAGCGATATCTGACTTGAGTTCGGAAAGCCTTTCCTTGTAAAAATCTACCTTATCCTGTATTTCCTCAATTTCTTTTGCAAGATTTTCGGATTTAATAGCTTTTTCCCTGTACATTGACAGCTTGCTGTTTGTGATGAATGTAAAACCTAACATGCTCATTTTCAAAATATTTAAATATTACTTAACTCCAGAACTACCAAGACCTTTATCTCCACGTTCATTCCCGTCTTCTACCTCAATATCTGTTACTTCTTCCAATACCATTTTGTATTGTGGAACGATTTCCATCTGAGCTATTCGATCGTTTTTATGGATTACGGTCGGTTTTTTATTGATTTTAGTAAGATTAACCATATACTCTCCTTTGTAGGTAAATTCGCATTTACCGGGTGCGTTAGTAACTACCACTCCCTCGTCAAAAGAGAATCCTGATCTTCCTTCTACATTCACGCACCATCCTTCTGGGATATTCAATTTGAATCCTGTTCCGATTCTAACAGAATAACCTTGATATAAGGTGATTGATTCAAAATCGGAAGGAACATCTATTTCCACTCCCATGTCATTCATCATCTTCACCACTCTATATGCACGAATATCACAACATGCATCACCATCATGTTTGTATTCAGGTGCAACGACATCGGGATACATCTTCTTAATACCTACCTGAACAGTCTTCTGATACCCTGGAGTCAAATACGATTCAGGTATTTTATTAACGACCTTATCTTCTTTTTTATGTTTGTTGTTCTTTTCAGAAACAGTATCCTTCTTGCTATCTTCTTTTTCAGAAAGAAGTCTTTCAATATCTTCTAACTTATCCATGATCATATTTTTATAGTACAATAAACAATACCTTCTTTTTTTATGTCCTTCGTTGATTCATAACACTCACGAAAAGTACTTATGTCTGCATCATTAGGATCATCGACCCACTCATCTCCTTGCTTATATTTTTCTCTGGTTTCTGAGTAGATCGTACATAATTTATCCCCATGCTTCGCCATAATCCTTTCTTCTGTCACTTTCCTACGAAGTTTAATAAGGGGAAATCTTGTAACTATTTCTACCATCTTTCTACACAATCTTTAAAAGCCCAAGAGATGTTATTCTCCTGGGCTGATGTTTATATTAAAATGGAAGGTCATCTTCTTCCATAGGAGGGAAGTTCGGCATCTGTGCTTGCGGCTGTGGCTGATGCTGAGGCTTGGTGCTCCTTGTGGTAGGTGCCGGGGCCGGTGCAGCAGGCTGAGCCGGTGCCTGATACTGTGCTGGCTGTTGAGCAGGCTGTTGGTAATTCTGATACGGAATAGCACTCGGAACAGACTGAGGTTGTTGAACCTGTTGAGGCGCGGCCGGCTGCTGGGGATAAGTCTGAGGAGCTGTAGGCTCTTGCTGAGTATTTCCTCCTATCCCTAATTTAGCCATTATACCGGCTCTGATGTCTTTAATAGAAGCATTGAACCTGTTTGAATATTCAGTAATCTTCTGATAAGTAAAGTTATTTTGAGCCGAATAATCGAGGCTTTTCTTGCCATCAAATCCTGTAACTTCAATAGGGTCAGGCCAGCCATTTACGCCTTTTTTATAAAAACGTTCAACAAGCTGATCGTTTTCTCCGTCTACTCCTGCATACGCGATAATAAGTTCCGAAGATCCAAACTCATCATCTTTCTTCTTCTTAAAGACATTGAAATAAATTTCACGACTGAAATCGATGTTTTCGTAATATTTCACGAAGCTCTTAACAAAGCCCTTGATATTTCCTTTTTGATTGACGAGAGGTATGGAAATACAATAGTTTTCATTAAGCTCGTAATCTTTTAATACGATAAGGAAATTAGTAGCAGTATTTCCATTAGAGAAAGTACTTGACTTTAACCCGATGTAGTTGATGTACCCAACTACTCCATTATAATACTCTTTCCAATATCCTGCCGGCTGACCGCTATTAGGATTTATGTGCTGAACAAAACCTTCTTTTGGTTCGTTACTTTTTTCATACAAGTTACCATCTGAATTAATATACAAATAATAAGTTGTACCAAAACTTCTGTTTTCTCTAAAAGCCATATTATTAATTGTTTATAGATTATACAATGTTTGATTTAAGACGTATGTTGATTCGTATTTAGGATTGAACATCTTTATCATCTTATACTGATCAGACCAATCCATGACAGTATCTCCTTTTATAAGTGATTTTACGGAAGACAGTATATTTTCCTTACTGATAGAAAAATTAAAACACGGACCTTCGAGCGCATTCAAAGGCATTGATTCCATTATCTTTTTTCTATTTCCAAAATCCTCAGACATTACCGTTATGCCGTTTTCTTCATCTACCTTGACATTAACAACATTATCCACCAAAGTCATGGAATTAAGAACCGATATAAGTAAATCCCGGTCAAACTTAACTCTCGACGATTTTTCGAATTTGCTACATACGTATTCGTAGTTAGGATACTGTTGTTCTACGTTCATATCCGATATAATTACATTATCAAAGCATAAGAACGTCCTAACTCCATCTGTAGAAATACTGATCTCCGTATCTTTATCAGATAGAAAGCGGTACAAGATAGAAGCCGCAACCTCGCTTAGCATAATCGACCTTTCTGCTACCGCATTAGCATACTCTTTCCTGTTTATAAACAGACGGAACATATCAGTAGAAACAATGTCAATATAGTCCTTCTTCACATTAAGAAGAATCGAGCATATAGCTGGTCTAAATTCATCCGATCCAACAAACGCAAAAGATCTTTTCATAGACTGAATGAAAGACGAACTCATAACACGAATACCGTCACCTACAGGATAAAAGAAATCAGGGAAAGCCTTATCCTCAATCCAAGTAGAAGAAAAAGATCCTCTATCGTATTTAAAAACGATACTGTAATCATTTTTAATCTCTATCTCTATATCCTGGTTATGATTTTTAAAAAATGAAATAAGAGTCCCGGCATCTACTAAAAGAGAAAACTTCTGGTCACAAGAAATATCAGTATTCACATCGAAAATATCATCCGTATATGTTATACGTTCGTTCATGGCTTGTATCCGGATATGATCAAAATATAAAGTAATTTTTATATTCGATGTGACACAATCCTTTAGAACCTTATCAAACATCTTTGAAATATTTGAAAGCTTCTCATTCATTAGTATGCCAGGAACTCTTACTTTCATTTTTTAAAACTTACGATTATGACTATCTAACACTGCAAATGTATTATTTTAAAATCTAATTACGAATTAATTGGATTTAAAATGATTTAAAATAGATTAAATACTTCTTCTTGCTGCTTCTGCTATAAGCATCGCGTCAACTATACCGTCATGGGCCGTCTTACATCTTTCGTTTTTAACGAACGTATCTGTCGGCCACAGCCTTTTAGCGCAAGCCAATGACGTTTTCTTAGTATTTACCTTACTGGCTTCCATAACCTTATCAGAATGCCTCCAAACTAATTTCTGCCATGTTTTAGGAGCTATGAAATTAACGGAACAACTTATGTCCGTAAATGCCATGCAGAGGGAGAGAAACAGCCCATGCAGTTGGCCTTTGTTCTCCATGAGGGAGGCTGTTGAGGACGTGCTGACCCCGTATAGGGCGTGGACGTCCTCTATGACGAACACTACCCTATCAGGATTGTTTTCTACGATCGTATCTCGGCAAAAAACATATTCTTTAGTCAAGTCTACCGGCCCTGAAGCTGATATTCTCGGAGTGGATATTCTTGATATTAGTTTGCTGTCTTGATCGATGCAGGCTATAGCTCCGTCTTTTCCAGGATCTGCTGCTATATATAATACCATAATATATCAATTTAGATTCATGTCGATTTTACCAATGCTATCGTCATTTTCAAAGCCTCCATTGTCTGTAAGTTCGTAATCAATAGCCACAGCACCATTACCAAGAATGTAAAATCCTTTAAACATCTTTCCTATTTCAATAGGATACACAACATTTACATCCCTTCTAATATCCTCAAACGGCATAGCGATATCTTCTGCTTCAGCTTCTTTTTGTTTTGCTAATACCCCAACAGGTATATTTTCACCTTTTATAGATGCGTATGTAACCATATACAGAACATCGTTATTAACAAACGCCCTATCACTACTTACCTTATCCAAGCTAACATATATAATATGTTTTATAAAACTATTGATATCCCCACATATGTTAATAGCTTCTACTTCTTTAGGAATAACGACTTCCACTTCTCCTGGTTTTATATTTTTCTTTTTCATTGCATTAATCTTTTCGTATTTTGTTTTACTTCTTCAACAAGATCCTGATCTTTCATCATCTCCTGCTTAAGTTTCTCATTCTCCTTAATTCTTTTCACCCTATCGGCAAGAATCTTCTTATATTTCTTATCCGATATTTTAATAAACCAAGGACAGTTCCTTGATGGAATCCTTTTGCATGGATAATCAGTGAGACCGTTCGGTCCAAACTGCTCGCATCGGTTACATTTTTCTTCGCCTGTCATTGTACTATATTTTAGGGAAACATTCTTCCAGTTCTCTATAAGAGCACTCTACTACAGCAGAATCTCCTTTAGGGAGAAATACTAAAATAGAATCGATAGAAAAAACACTATCTACTTTCCTTACAAGTTGGCCATGCTTGTAAGAAGACATGACCAACCTAATTCCATACGTATCAGAATAAGAGCCTTTCCTACATGGGGTTATGTTTTCAACAACATAATCAAAGCCTCCGATATTAACTTCATCGCCGGCACTGATTTCCATGATAGGAACCATCTTAGCCCTTCTATCTATGCTTATTTTCATTTTGCAACCTCAAATTTTATTTGCTCCTTCGGTTCATAATTCCATACCTCAAAATCATCAGCTACGAAATCATAAAATCCTTTCCCTTCCATACGAGACGAGATAGTAACCTGCGGAACCGGGCCGAAGAGAGATCGACGAAGGAGCTCGTTTGCCTGTTCTTCGTGACGGTCATACACATGCATATCTTGTATAAAATGAGTGAAAATAGCAGGCCTTAACCCGGCGTCATGAGCGAACATCATCATCAACGCCGCATATTGAGCTACATTCCAGCAAGAAGCTGTAATCATATCCTGGCTGCGCTGATAAAGCGTCATATACAACTCATCTCTTTTAACAGATAAATTGATCTGAAACGCACATTCTTGAAGAGGCTTAAGACTATTGGTTTCAGGATCGAACATGGATGCTACTATTCTTCTTGACGAACGATCATTCTTGAGTGACCAAAGAATGAAGTCTGTTTGGTTAAGAAAACCGTAAAGACCATCATGGATATCTGTCATACCCTCTGGAGCTTTTCCGGTTCCCATATAAACATGTCTGTTCACCATATCTCCATAACATCCTTCGATCTTTCCATTATCATCAGCCCACTGATCCCAGATATGAAGACCAAGATCTTTGACGTCTACCGATCTTTTTTGCCAAATCCACAATATTTCTTTTATGGAATTTTTAAGATTAGTAGGTCTAAGTGAACCAAGAGGAAATTCCCGACGAAGATCGTACTGGTTACATACTTGTAGGATACGCTTCACCTTGACGCCTGTACCGTCACCGTAGACCGGACGCTTTACCTCTTCCCACGGCTGGCTCATTATAAGAGCCAAATTGTCTTGAAATATTTTATCTACTCTTGCCATATCCCTATTATTTAACCAACCACCATCCAGTCATCAGCCAACATATCTGATTGCGAAGCCAACCATCCGTTTACGATATTATCGTTAGCATCTTTCATGCACAGATAAGAACAGAATTTAATCATGTTGGTTTCAGTTACGTCATAATAATCTTTTACGTACTTTTTAAACGAATCCGGTAATGACTTTACTTTATTAACTACCATATCAGTAGACAACCAATCTTCCGGGCGCTGGAATACGAACATACCTTTACCATTCCATCCGGCACGTGCAATCAACGCACCTTTTTTTACTTCTTCTAAAGCTTCTCCAAATTTCATAACTGTATTTTTTTATAAATTAAACTCTTCAAAATCTATTTCAGATCCGGTTGACAAATTAATCATTGACTTCTCAAGTTCTTCCATTGGAATAGGATCAACGATTCCATCGTTTGAAAGTGTTTTCTTGTAGAAGTCGTTTACCACCGGATCGCTTGTTTTTATTGTCTTAGGAATAGGTTGACGAAGATACATTCCTTCAAGCGATTTTACTCTTGAAAGAGCTGTATATAACTGACCTGTTTCGAAAGAGTTGGATACGTCCATCATCGCCGCATCTAAAGTTAGGCCCTGGCATTTATGGATAGTTATGGAGTAACCGATTTTTATCGGATACTGAGTAATAGATCCAATTACCTCAGACTCCACTTTATACCCGTTTCTGACGTATTTTACTTTATCGAACGAACACGGTGTAATAATAACCTTAGTATGTTCTTCATCTTTAGGACGATCAAGAACGACTTCGATCTCTCCATTCTTAATAGAAGACACAACGCCAAGAGATCCATTGACATACTCTCCTCCGTTTCTAGTGATCATAACCCTGGAACCTTCTTTTATAAGAAGCGTCTTTTCAACAGGAGCTTCTTTAGGATAATCACCTTTTATAATAGCTTCGAATTTTCTTAATGATCCAGGAACAGAATTTATTCTCATTTCATTAATGGCCGTAGCCTTAGCGTTGGTTGTAACGATCTCAACATACCCGGCACTATTTTCAGGCTGAATACATCTGCTATTTAACGTACTAAACACATCATCGTCCATCTGACCATCACGTACCTTATTAAGGATGCTGATAAATTTCTCATCTTTCTGGCGATATATTTTTTCAAAAGACACCATTTCCATACCAGAAGCCATAAGGGACTTAGAGCTGAAGAAATAAGATGTATCGTATATTTCTCTAAAGAAATCTTCTTTGATTACAGGTGGTAACTGAAATAAGTCTCCTACCATAATAAGTTTCACGCCGCCAAACGGATCCTTGTCGCCTCTTGCACGACGAAGAATGTCAGCTACGTTGTCAAGAAGATCAGGTCGAACCATAGAAATCTCGTCTATGATAAGATATTTTATATTCTGTAAAATCTTTTCGGATTCTCCTCTGAACTTGTTTTCACAATTGTCCATAAACTTGCCATTCCTTATCTCTGGAATGTAAGGTTGCATTCCGATCCTGAAAAAAGAATGAATGGTTTGGCCACCTGCATTAACAGCAGCAATACCGGTAGGAGCGACAACAACCGCATTTTTTAATGCCGGTATAATACGCTTAAGGAAGTACGTTTTTCCTGTACCTCCTTTTCCCGTAATAAACAGCGGTTTAGGTGACTTACAAATAGACTTAATAGCCTTTCCCTGGGCGACATTACCTTCGGACATAACTGAACGAAGAACGCATTCCATTAGTTTTTTGTTGTAATTAGATGCCATTTTATTTCTGAATTTGTTTACAAAACAAAAGTATGAAAATAAAATAAAACATAAAATATAAAATGAATTAATTAGGATTAAAAAGAAATAATAAGTTGGATAAGTTTCTTTGTGACAGACAGTAATGTGGTTTAGTATGGGTGCAGTAATGGCATAGTAGTGGCTAACGGGTGTTTCCGTTGATGTTCTACGAGATTATCGTTTTTCGGCTCTGTTGGCGACTACTAAGAACAGACCCTCTCTCAAGTACCAAACATTATAATGATGAGTACTGAGATGAAGGATAAAGATAGGTATCATTATAGAATGATAGTTCTTCAAATGGTATATCCTTGAATATGGATTCACCATCTAATTCTTTATCATTATCTACTGTTATACTAATATTAGGTAATGATTGGATCGATATATCCATATTCCCTATCTTTTCCTTAAACTGTTCTGCCTTAACATATGTATAGATGTCTTCGCTTACCGATCCCACCGCTTTAGCCATCTCGCCGGCGAACTCGGCATACATATCCCGTACCTCATTAAAACCAGCCTTTTTGTCAGTATCGGTATTGTTATAGGATTTCATTCTCCTACTTACCCTACCGCAGACCCCGGCAACGGACGTCCCCACCTCAGCACAGCAGGCTTCCGCATCAGCCATGCCTGCCTTTACTGTGGCTACTTTCTCCTTGCTCCATCCACTAACCTTGTCGTATGATTGTTTAAGACGGTTTAAGAACATGTCCATTCTTCGCTTCTTATCTTCTGCTATGATAGCGCGATAGTACTTTCTTATAATCTGGTTTTGTGTACTTCGCTCATATCCGTCCCAGAAGTCTTTGTGCGCTTCTTTAGCCATAACAGAAGCCAATGACCTTGCTTCTTCTTCTTTTGTCTTTTTACGATCTATGCCAAGGATTTCGCCATCTTCGGAAACAACTTCCTCTGCGTTTAGGAAACGTAGGATATGAGTATTGTCTTTTAAGAAGAAATTGAAATCGTCTTTCTTACTCACTTTTTCTTTTTCTCCTTTCTCTATATCCTTCTCTCCAAAATACCATCTGTTTGTTGCTCCTTTTTTATACAAGGTCCAGGTATTTGCTATTTGCCAGAAAACAGCTCCGTGCCTATATACCGGAATCAGCTTACCTATTGGGTAGTTATGTTCGTTTGCTTCAATGTAAGCACGAGGATTATCTACGTATGTTATAAATTGTATGTTTTCGAACCTTTTTACGAGCTTGTCTTGTATTGCCATACCGATAATCTCTTTCGCTTTTGTTAGTCCTACATTCAAATACAAGGCAATTGTTTTGTTACTTATCGTCGAATCAATTAATCCATAATACGAGTGGCTTCCGTCTACGACCTCAGCCTGAGAGTTTGTCTCTCCACTGTTCAGTACAGATTCATTGTTTCTGACTAAATTAACAAACATCGCCTCTCTTATCCTGTCAAGGACTTTTTCATGGTTTGTTATTTCATTTTTCTTTATCTTAATTAAAATCCTATTCTTTGGAATATTCACTTTCCCGCACCCAAGAGTAAGTTGTACGCCATTAACACGATATCTTCTTGCAACGAACGTACTATTCGTCATACGGAACAGTTCGTCAAACATCGGATGTCCTGTCATGTTCTTGAACTTCGAATACCCGATTCCAAGTTTATGAAGAAGATCTTTCTTGTTTTTGAATCTTATTCTCGAATCCCGGCGGGAGATTTTTATCATACAGTATAAAGCATACAATTCCATGAACAGCGAATCATCTGACCACTGTTCCAAAAGTCTAAGACTTATGTTAATATTTCTACCTAATTGTAGCTTCATAATCTTTGACATACTCCCATAGCTAAAGCAAATGGGATTCTTGGATACAAACGCAAGAAACCCCGATATTACTATCGCTGGAATTACTCTTGCTCTCCAATTCGGAAATGCCCTTCCGAAGTATATTTATTAAAAAAAAATACATAAACGATCAAAATAATCATTGATACCATGCTTAAAAGCAGGGGCTTTACGAAATATCGTAACAAAAAAAATCGGATGGATTTTTGGGGATATCCATCCGATTCATGTCTTTTCGTTCGGAAAATCCCAAAACCCCGTTACAGATTCGAGAAGCAAACAATGAAAGACGATTAATATTTTTTATCATTCATTATTTATTTCCTGAATCCGTAACGTACAGCAAATATAGAAACAAATAATGAATATCAAACAACAAGAACTTATTTTTTTAATGTCACAGTGCAAATATCGGGACAAACCCTGAATCTATTGTCATAAAATACGTTAATTTTAAATTTATAAATCCTTAATCCTTATCTTTGTATCAAAACGATAATCTCATGAAAGAAAGTGATAATAAAGATGTTAGTAATAGGGCTTATAGGCTTTTAGTACCTTATTCCAATACGGTAGATATGGCTAAGAAGATACTTCTGTTTTATAACGGATACCTAATGGCTTCCGGCAATGAGAAGAATGTCATAGATGCGAGGCACTTAAATCTTCTTGCCTATTATTTTGTGTTTGGATATTCGTATGAGACGAAGAAGAAGTTTTCTCATTGTTTCAGTACCGATCTTCAATATGTATCGGTTTTGGATACGGAGATGAAGAAGCGTGGTATTTTGATTGACCGTGAAGGAAATTACAGGACAAGGTGTTTGTGCCCGGATATAGAGAACATGCGCCGTCTTTTTGTATTGGAGGGTTCAAGAGATCAATGTGCGTTGGTTTCTTTATTTTATAGAAAGAAAACTTTTGAATCCGATGCCGAAGAATGATTTCCCTATATCATTTGAGTCACATATTATAGATGATGTGATGGATAAGACCGGGGGCGTTTACGACCGAAACCAAATACGTGACGTTTTCAGAGCCAGTATTTCTTATGCCAATAACTTATGTACGTACACAGATAACGTGTCTGTATCGTTCCCGTATGTGGGTGATATGGTTTGTAATCTTCATGAGATGGAGAGGCGCAAACACAATCTTGAGCGTCTTAAATCCAAGGTAGAAAAATTATCTAAGTATCAGGAAAAAGAACTTCAGTGTCTTGATATTAAGATAAGGATGATAAAGGATGCTTATGACTCAGGTGAGATAAAAGGTGGGGATATGTTGATAAAACACAACAAATTATCTATCTTTAAATCTCGTAAGGGTCATAGTTTTAGTGAAATACAAAATATTCAAGAACAGGAATTTAACAGATAAGTTATGAAAAAAATTTTGCAAGCGGAAGTTATATACGATGCTTTTATGGATACGATATTAAAAAAACTTCCAAGAAAAAAAGAAGATTATCCCGATTGGTACAAGGAACGTCTTGAAAAGTGTGAGAGATGTAAATTCAATACCAAGAACGTCCCTAACTCTATGCTTCCTCTTTCTTTATACGTAAGCAAGAAAATAGGTAAAAATCGTTGTTCGGTATGTACGTGCTTCATCAAGCAGAAGGCCTGGAGCAAGACAGAGGAATGTGCGCTTGGGGAAGGGCTTCCCCGTCCTTCGTGGATGGACCGTCAGTATTCTATTGATTTTTATGATGAGAAGTCAAGATGGAACAGATTAGAGCTTATTACAATGGATTCTGATGAGTTTAATGTTATTTCTACAGATGACAAGCAATATAACATTGACCTATCTAAAGACGGTAAATCATTTGAAATCATTTTTGAACCGGTAGAGAAAGGAAACAGTATAAAGTTTTCATTCGTTCTTGAGTCGAAGCATGATATGAAGATAACAGCATCAGAGACATCTTGTGGTTGTACGTCATCTAATTTGAATATCATAGACTCCCGTCACTTTAAGTTCAATATAGAGATACATACATCAGGATTTGGAATAGGAAGATTCGTAAAACATATGACCGTTCACTATCAAAAAGATGGGTCTCAAAAAGAGGAATCGATTCCGTTTAATTTTGAAGGTACTATAATTCAAAAAAGTTAAGTTATGGGCGGATGTGGTAAAGCAAGGCATTTACAATGCGAGGATAAAAGGAAGTCCTTATTTTCTATGTTGCAGGCATCTTGTGACGATCTCCCTGATTATTCTGCCGGGGACATTCTCTATGCCGTACTTAGATCTTTTGCAAAGAAAAGAGGATTGTCTGTTTCTTTTTTAAGGACGTTGACAGACAGCGAGCTTTTTGAAGTGGCTGATTATAATTTATCAATGGAGTTGATGGACGTTATTATTCATGATAAAAAGGTTCTTGACAATGAAGAAGATTGATTTTGATTCAGATATAAAGCATCTTATTTCTTATTACAACCATCTACTGTCTGCGCAAGATAAGGTGGGAGAGGAGATGGAAGAGATAACTAAGGATATTATTAGGAAGAAGGATGAGGAAAACAACATAGAGTTAGAAGACTTTATTGATTTGGAGGAAAAGTCGTTTATGACCAACTTGTATCAACAAGAGATGCTGAAAGTATCTTCTTCTATAAAGGCAGTTTACAGGTTATCTATTAATGCCGGTCATGATCTTAACATAGATGATGACAGCAAGAAGGTTCTTGACAGGATAGTAAACGACGGAGAATCAGATTTTATTATGTACGTTGACAATAATACTGATTCTGTTATGTTCAAGGAAGAATCTGTTGAGGAAGGAATAAAAAACATGTGCAAGTATCGTGTTGATCCATCTTCTCTTGAAGACAGGTTTAATATGCTTAAGTCTCAGTATGAGGCTTTTTTAAAAATGGTGAACAATGAAGGTAAGAAAGCCGACTAACGATGATGTCTCTTACGTAGATCGGAAACTTCTTGTGCTAAGGGATCAGATAGATAAGGCTGAACGTTATCTATCTGAAAACCCTTGGGATAAAATAGAAGATTCCGATAAGAGGGAGAAAGAATTTAGGTTTCAAAAGAGCTTGTCTGATAGCTTAATGCAATGGACTGAATCTTATATTAAGATGTGTGGGATAATGGATGTCTATAATCAGCTTGAGGCTGCCAAAAATAAGAAAAGCCTAAAAGGAGGACAAACAGTATCAGGTATTCAGTCTTTTGTTAAGAATGAGGCTAAGAGCAAGCTCGATAAGTAGTTTTGTCATGAATTTTGATAGCAAAGAACTTTATATAAATATGGGTAACGATATCCCGTTATGGAATGACCTTTATTCTTATGAAGAGCAAGACGATGATGTCAAGCAATTCTGGGAGAATGAGGCTATGAAACTCCTTAACGGTGTTACCATAAATGGTATATTTATCCATCCTTGGCTATATTGGCATATCAATTTCTGGAAGATGATGATTGACGTAGGAGATGATCGTATTCCTGGAAATTCTCAGCTTCGTGATAATGAATGGATGTTTGCCGAATTTCTAAAGCAGGCGGAAGAAGAGAATAAAGGAATATTCATGTTCGGGTGCCGTCGTTTTGGAAAAGCCCTTCTTGACTCTGAGATACTTTATCTTGAGGACCGGGAAAAGATGATAGGAAATATCGTTGTAGGGGATAAGATATATGACGATAAAGGTAATTTGGTAGAAGTCGTAGGTGTCTATCCTCAAGGAAAAGTAACTACCTACAGAGTTGTATTTGAAGACGGTCGTAACGTTATTTGTTGCGGAAATCACCAATGGCGTGTCAATCATGGAGGAAAATGGCATGTTAGGAGTCTTAGAGCCATAGCTGGATTAGATTATAAGAGTATGTCTATTCCAGTAGGTGAGGCCCTGAACTACCCTACGGCAAAGCTGCCGGTTCCGCCGTCGGCCTACGCCTCGATGCTGGCGGCTTATCTTGGTGGCTATAGTGGGGATATGTTTTTTGATAAATACGTTTGTAAGAAGTTTTTAAGATCGTCCATAGAACAAAAGAAAGATTTTATAGAAAACTTCATTCGTTCTTTCAGAAATGTAGTAACCGGAGAAGAAGAGCTTACGTTGTCTCATATTGACATGGATGTCATAAATTTTGTACAACGTATGTTTTGGGCTTCAGGTTGGTATGCTAAATTGGAGGGGAACAAACTTATACTATCAAGGAATCGTAAGGAATTAAAAATAAGATCCATATCGATATACGGAAAGGAGCATGCCACTTGTATAACCGTTGATAATGACTCTCATTTATTTTTGACCACCAATTACATCGTTACTCATAATACGGCCATAATGAGTTCTCTTCTGGCTCGTAATGCTACAATGACGTACAATTTGACGCATAATGTTATTGGAGCAAGTAAAGAAGACCTTGCCAATATGGGAGAGTATCTTGAGTTTGGACTTGATAATCTTCCTCCTTATCTTACTATAAACAGGACCGGTAACGACTGGACTAAAGAAGTTGTTTTAGGTACAAGAAACATCAATAATCAACGTGATGTTCATGCCAGAATAAGAATCACTAACGTTGATGATGGAAAGACGCGAGGCTCATTGAAGACCGCAGGCGGAACTCCATATACGTCTATATATGATGAGGTAGGTAAATTTCCGGTGCTTGGGGCATGGCTTGCCGGTAGGCCGGCTCATATGATGCATGGTAGAATGAGGGGCGTTTGTTTGATGGCTGGATGTTGTTGTGCTGGAACCATAGTATATAAATCAAATGGTGAACCATGCCGAATAGAGGATTTGAAGCAAGAGGATGGAATAGTAGGATTCGATAATGTATCATCAAAAGCTGTAAGTCAAGACATAACATGGATGAAACCTCCTGCCGAGAAAGAGTGTTATAGAATAACGACCAAAAGAGGCAGGGTATTGGAATGTAGCGGTGATCACCCTATTTTGACTGTTATAAGTAAAAGAAGTGGTGAATTTAGGTATTTTGGGGCTGACTTCAGAAGAGCTGACTCTCTTAGAGTTGGTCGTAAAATATGTGTATCGGATGGTGTGGATATATGGGGAGATAAAAAAATGTTTGATCCATACCTTGTTGGTATTCTAATAGGGGATGGGAGCTATGGTTTTGATAAGACTCCTGTCGTGTCTACCAGTGATAATGAGGTGTATGATTATATACGATCTAAATATGAGTGTTGTATAGAGAAACAGTATAAGACTAAGAACGGAAAAGACTATAGGGAAATAAGAATAAAAGGTATATGCCATGAGTTAAGGGAACTTGGTATATATGGTCAGACTAAAAAAAACAAAACACTTCCTTTAAATATACATTTATATAGAAGGGAGGATGTTATTATGATGATTAGGGGGTATTTTGATGCTGATGCTACTTTTTGTTCTAATAATGATAAAAGACATCATCGTATAAGTGTAGGATCTTGTAATAAACATCTTCTTGAAGAAATAAAGGATGTTCTTTTTAAATTTGGAATACATAGTACTATTTCTTATAGCCCATCTAAGAATCCAGCAGATAGATCTATTATTCTTGATTCATATGTATGTAATATATTGGATAAATTATCCATGTTTAAATATTGTGATATAATTGGAACAGATATAGGATATAGAAGAGAAAAACTTGATTCTATAAGGGAATTTAGTTCTAATTTTAGCACATTTGGTTCTTTTAGGTCAAAATATTTAGATGGAGTGATAATAGAAAGGATAGATAAGATAGAGTATATAGGAATTAAGCCTGTTTACAATCTCACTGCATCAGATACTCACACTTATATAGCAAATGGTATTATAACTCATAATACTGGAGGTAATGTAGAAAAGTCTCAAGATGCCCAGAAAATCATGAACTCTCCGGACGAATATGGATTCATTATAATGAATTATGATATTCTAAATAAGAGAGTTATTAAACCAACATGGCGTATATGTAAATCCGGATGCTTTGTTCCGGCCCAGATGTCTCATGCGTATGAAAAGAAAGAAACGACTCTTGATAAGTATCTTGGAGTAGAGAATGCTCCCGGTCTTAAGAAGATAAAAATAAAAGTTTCAGACTTTGATAAAAATACTGGAATAATAAAATCACGTCTTGACGAACTTGTCAAAAAGGATAGAGCTTTATACGTCCAGGAACGAATGGCATTCCCTTTGTCTATAGATGATTGTTTCCTTAATACGAACGTAAATAGGTTTCCTGTAGAAGATGCGTTGAAGCACAAAAGCCGTCTTCTTGAAGAAGGTAGGCCTGGTAAAACAGTGGATATTTATCAGATAGACGGCATGAAAATGGGGTATAATTTTAGTGATAAGCAGCTTGCTGATTATCCGTTTCAAGGTGGTAACATAGATTCTCCTGTTGTTATATATGAGGATCCACCAGAAGAAGGAGGTGTTTTTGATTACACTTATGTCTCATCGCTCGACCCATATAAATCTGACAAGGCTGATACTGATTCTGTTGGTTCGTTTTATGTACTTAAAAGATATGTAAAAATCAACGATCCATTTGCTTATTGTATAGTAGCATCATACGCATCACGTCCTCCATCTTCCGATGATTTTTGTAGGAATTGTGAAATACTTCAAGAAGCGTATGGGGCCAAGTGTCTTATGGAGAATGCCGACCGAATGTATGAATTTTATCTTACGAGACGAAATAAGCAGCTTATGTTACTGGAAGATGGCGAACGTCTTGCCGGTAAGATTATCCGTGCCGGCGCCCGTCAGAACAACAAGCTCGGTTTGGCTCCTACGGTTCCCAATCAGCGTATGCTTTTCAATACCGTTATTCAATATTGTTGGGAGGATGTTGTTGTTGGGTATGATGATGATGGTAATGAAATAACACAGAAGGGTATTTACCGTATTCCTGACATAGAGCTTCTTGATGAGATCATAGCCTTCGGTCCTGGGACCAACACCGACCGTATCATAGCCTTCGGCCACGCTCTTCTTCTGGCTAAGTATTATGATGATATGGGTTACATGCCTGAAAGTACGACTCAGAAGGAGAATCAAAAGAAGAGAGAACGTAAAAAGATGGAACAGGTCAAAGGATTTACAGTAAGAAGACATAACCCCTACAAAATGAGATAGGTAGAACAATTTACCTATCTTTGTGAAAAAACATATAGCTCATGGAGTATTTTAACAGAGATCAGGCTTTTCCGGCCAGAGGAGTATTTTCAGGTTTGCCGGTGCAGGCGATACCTACCAAGAGAAAAACCAAGGAGTGGTTTAAAGCCACTATGGATTCTCTTGAATTGATTGGTTTGAAGCAGCTTGATGAGAACCAAAAGTTCAAGGATTTCTATAGGATGATGGAAGGAAAGCTGTCATTTATGGAACTGAAAGACGTAATTCCTTATCTTAAGGATGTTCAGTCTATAAGGGACAACGTAAATATTCCATCATTCTTACGTCATTATGATATAATAGGTACGATCGTAAACGCTTTTGTAGGATGGTTGGGCAACCTTTCTGACAAGTATAATGTAGTTGGATTGGACGAATCTGAAGTGAATCAGTATTCTGCCACGAAGGAAAATCTTCTTTATAATTACATTAGAGAGGAATTGGACAGAAGGGTTAGGCAAGAGTTATTAAATAGAGGATTGGATCCGGATTATAATAATTTTGCAAGCGAAGAAGAAAAGCAGGCTTATGCTCAACAGATACAAGAGGTGAAAGCATCTATGACCCCTCCTGAGATAGAGAATTTCATGAATACAAAATGGAAGACTGCCGAGGTTATATGGGGTTCTCATACGCTTGAAGCAGACAGGGGGCGTTTTTACATGGATGAGATAGACACCGAGAATTTCATCGACTATCTTCTTACCGGTCGTTGTTTTAGAAACTATCATGTAGGATACGACTATTATAAGCCGGAGAGATGGTCTCCGTTGAATACGTTTTATTCTAAGACATTAGATAGCAAGTATCCGCAGTACGGTGATTATATTGGTCGTGTTCATTATTATACTGCCAATGATATTATAGTAAGGTGGGGGCATCTTCTTACGGCAAAAGACAAGCAAAAGCTTATAGGAGGTGCTGATAATTTCAATGGTACTTATAACAATGGTGATAATGGAAGCTATGTAAGTTTATCCAAATCGGCGAGTGTGGGGATGTTATATCAGAATAAGGTAATACCTTGGAAAGGATATAATGATTATGCTTCTATAAAAGCTTATGAGGATTATTACGGTATTCCAGCCGGCACATATACCGGATACGATAGTAATGGCAACGAATATCACAGAACCAGATTCATGCCAAATTTAGAGCATGGTAATTATTATAACCGTGCCCAGAGTTTAAGCGACGAGCATGTTCGTAGTGATTTGTATCAGGTAACTGAATCATATTGGGTATCCCCGGCTCAGGTGTATGTAATTACCTACCAAACTGAAACCGGATTAGTAACTACTGAAATGGTAACCGACGAGCTTCTTCAAGACTTTTTACAGGAAAATGGTATTAAGAAAATTACCAGGACCATGAGTAAGGGAATGGAGAACCCGGAGATTAATACCTATTTCGTAGATTACGTTCCACAGGTAAGGTACGGGGTTAAGATCAGTGGAGGTGCCCTCGCTCAGGACAACCTGTATCTGGATGGAGAACCTATCGATCACCAGATAAAAGGGGATAGCAACATCTATGACTTTGTTCTACCCGTTGCAGGATATATCGGTACTTCTATGGCTAACAGGATTCAGCCATATCAAATATTTTATAATTTCTCCATAAATCAGATAAACAATATTCTTGAAAAGGAGATCGGTAAATTCTTCTTAGGAGATATAAATCTGGTTCCAAGTGAATACAAGGATTTGGGTGAAGATGTGGCTGATATATGGGCTAATCTTCTTGATGTAGCTAAGTCTGTAGGCGCTCTGACATTAGATACCTCATCTCAAAACACGAAAGGCGGTGTCCCTTTCAACCAGTTTGCTGTCTATGATTTGTCGCAGACAGAGCAGCTTAAAACAAGAATGGAACTTGCTGAATGGTCGAGGATGAAATGTTTTGAAATGGTTGGTATCACGCCTCAAGTAATTAACGGCCCCAACAGGTATGAGACCGCCACCGGGGTCCAGCAGGGCGTTACAGCATCTATGTTACAAACACAGATATACTTTGATAACTTCGGTTACTTCAAGAAACGCGCTTTGGATCTTCATCTGGCTGTTGCTCAACAATGTCAGGAAGAAGGAAAGGATATTTCTGTAATGTACACAAAAAGTGATCTTACCAGAGCGTTTTTATCTATAGGAACCGATGGTCTTAGTCTAAGGCATCTTGGTGTTCAGGCTTTATCCAACTCAAAGAAGAGGGATGAACTTGAAAAGTTCAAGACCTTTATGTTGCAGTTAAATACAGCCGGAGGCGATATTTACGATCTTGCATCTATCTTCACATCAGATTCTATGGTGGAACTTATACAGAATGCAAGGAATACTCGCGCATACAACGAGCGTCAGATGCAGCAGCAACAACAGAATCAGATGCAGCTTAACCAGCAACAGATACAAGCTGAAGCTGCTGAGAAGGATAAGCAACGTCAGCATGAACTTGCTTTGGAAGACAAGAAAGGTCAATACAGGATACTTCAAGAGAAGATACAGGCGGCAGGCAGGGCGGCAGACGCCAAGAGCGACGCCACCTCCCTCAACTTCCTGGCTTCTGTTTCAGATCAGACCGTAAGGCAGGCTGATATAGAAAGTAAGGAAAGGATAGAGGATAAGAAAATTGAAAACGATTCCAAACTTCATGATGATGAAATGAGAATGAAAATGGAAGAGTTAAAATTAAAATCCAAAGAGCTTGCTCAACGAGCGAGGGAAGATGCCACCAAAAGGTATGTAGCCGGAATCAATAAGAATTAAGGATTAAACATCCCCAAATTTAATTAGAAAATCTCTAATAAAATTTGGGGATGTTTAATTTTTAGTGAAGATTAAACACTTATAAGTTTTTTGTCTGAAATATAGGTATTTAAATATTTTTGCAGTATGGGAAAATTAGAAAAAAATGGAATAGTAGAATTGGACGATATTTTTAGTATCGGTCCAGTTGATGATGTTTATAATAGGGAAGAAGATATTCTGCCTATTAATGGCAATGAACCGGCTAAAAAAGATGAGAAGCCTGTAGAAGAAGGTTCTCAAATTAAAGAAGAGCCGGTTGTCGATCCTACTCCTGATCCTAAAGAGGATAAAAAAGGAGAAGAGAATGTGGTTGACGTTAAACAGGATCCGGTAGAGACCCCGGTTGTCAATTACAGAAAAGTATTGGATGCCCTTTCTTCAAGGGGAATTATTCCCGATTTGAAAGATGTGGTATTTAGCGGTGAAAACGGCGAAGAGATTACTATCAATGATCTTGATTTTAGTAAAGAAGATTCGTTGTGTGACATACTATCTACAGTCCTTGAAAGCCAGAAAGAGGATATTGTTAAGGATAAGATAGATGTTACTTCTGTTTCTGATATTACCAAGAAGCTTATTCAGGCTGATAAGGCTGGCGCGAATATCGTTGATATTCTTAAGCAATATGATACGAATGTCGCTCCTATAGAAAAGCTTGACATTGAAAACAAAGCAGATCAGATTAAGATCGTTCGCCATTATGTTGATCTTCTTGGGTTGCCTAAAGATGAAGCTGATGAGTTTTTCAAAGGCATTATCAATAAAGGAGAAGAGTATGTTGAGGCAAAGGCTATAAAGTATAAAGCTGAGCTTGATAAGAGAATGGATGATATTATCCAGCAACGTACTAAAGAGGCTGCCGAAAAGAAGGCGAAGGATGCAGAAGATTTTAGAAGGTATAAGAAAGACCTTAAGTCTTCTATCCAGGCAAAGTATCAGCTAAATGACACTATGGTATCTAAAGCTCTTGATTTCGCCCTAAAACCTTCTGAATCGAATCCCGGAATTACCAAAGCATTTAATAGGGTAAGGGAGATGATGATGAATCCGGAAGAAGCGCCAGATTTGATTATGTTTCTTATGAACCCAGGAGAGTTCATAAAACAGAAGTCGAATCAAGCTGTAGTTGATGAGAAAAAGAAAATTTATAAGCTCATCAGCCATACAAATAAAGACAAGAGGGTGGCTCCGGTAGATGATAAAGGTGATCAAGTTCAAGGTGTGAAGTTCGATGAAATCAGTATAGATTAAAAATTAAAACATTTTTTCGTTCATGGCTAATGTACTTTTAACAAAAAATTTCCCGGCCACCATGAATGGTGACACGGTGATTGGATATACCGACGCTAAAGTCGTTAAGCAAAGTATCGTAGAACACGATCTTAGCTCTTTAGAAGATTGGTACTACGAAGATCCGGATAAGAACCATCTGGGTATGCTTGAGTTGTTTTCTAACATTACAAACTATCCTCTGCCTATGTATATGGGTATGATCAAACAGGATGCTACTATTACCGTAAATGGTATCAATGGTTCATTCCGTTATGATCTTCCGGTATCAGAAACGTATGAGGTGGTTACAGTAGAAGACACGTCTTTGAAATATGCAAAACCTGGTATTGATGAAAGCTTCTTCGAAATTGTGTTGAATGCACAATTTAAACAAGGAGATGTTATTACTTACGATATGATTAACGGTTGCCAGGCTCTTATCTCTACAGAGCGTCCTCCTAAACAAGAAGGTGAAAACTGGAGATACTGGTGTAAGCTGTGGGGTCGTTCTCGTGCTAAATACTTCCCGAAAGACATGCTTCGTGCTGGTATTAAATACTGGAAGGTAACAAACGTTCTTGGTGAGTTCTCTACTCAGTTCTCTGGTGTAGGAGGTGCTTCTAAGGCCGGTTCTATGACTTGTGAATTTACGCTTGGTGGACACCGTGGTGTTGAAGGTGAAACGACTATGTACGCTGGTATTAAGTCTTTGGCTTATGCGGACGAACGCACACAGAATTTCATCGACAAGGCTTACCAGAAAGTTCGTCAGCTTTCTGAAATCAGAGGAGGTGATGCAAGTTATGCTATCATCGGTTCTCGTCTTGGTGACGGAAGCATTGATATGCGTACAGCACGTGTAGCTAATACAGTGTCTTTGTTCTGTTTGGCTGAGTTGGCTAAGATGGAAGCATACGAACTTATGTTCATGCGCGGTGGTAGAGTCAAGGGTCATAATGGTGTTTTGATGAAAAACGAAGGCCTGTATCACCAACTGCGTCGTGGTTTCGTTATTTCTTACGCTCGTCCGGGTGGTATCAAGCGTGAACACTTCCTGGCTGCTGCTGACTATATTTTCCGTGGCCGTAGCGATATGCCGATTGAAAATCGTGTAATGAAATTCAAGGTAGGTGCTATGGCTTACAAGAATATCGTTGAGATCTTCCGTGATGAGTTCTTCTCTCAATTAGGTGCCTTGGCTCCGCTTATGGGTACAGAACGTATTATCAATAATCCGGTAACAGGATCAAACGATGCTCTTGAATTAGGAACTGTAAAGATCAAGGGTGTTACTATTCCGGGTATTGGTAAGGTTATTGTAGAACACGAACCTTCTTTGGATTACGTTGATATGGTAGATAGAAGCCAGTTGGTAGACGGCATGACTCCTATCACATCATATTCATGTATTATGGAAGACTTGACCGCTCCTGAATATTCCAATGCATTCGCCGGCATCCCTGCTTCAGCCGAAGCTCGTATTGGTAATATCAACAGCAACGTATTCTACGTTAAGCCTGATATCGGTTCTATGTGGTGGGGTTACGAACAAGGTAGATGGTCATCCAGAGTATCGGCTCAAGAAATTGTATCCAGCCATCCTCGTATGTCAGAACAATTCTGGTGCCATTCTGTATCGGCTTGTTGGGTAAAAGATACCAGCCGGTTCGTAACAATTGAATTGTTACCAAGCTCTTTGTAATCATAACTTTTAATATTAACTTGCGGTCGGCTTTAAAACCGGCCGCAAATTTTGTTTTCATAGGATATATAAAAGATGGGAAAAAAGATTTTTGAAGAAAGCCATGAGCCTAAGAAACTGCTGGCTACCGTAGGAGGAATGAAGATATATTCCGACTCTATTTATGTTATAACAGGTAAGATGGATGAAGAAGCTCCTTCCGGATATCAGGAAAGAGGCATTTCAAAGACTCCTTTCCCTGGGAACAAGACAGTATCTTGTTGTGGATGGGATAAGGATCTTAGGGTGTATGATACAGGTTTCTTTATCAATTCAGCATGTTATAAAGGTTACTCACTTGAAGACAAGAAGAATGAAATGGATATGCGTATTAAGAATATTCGGTATCCGTTTGAAGAAACTGTCAATGAGGACCTGGACCAAAAGAATTTCGATTTCTGGGATTCTTACAGAATTGACTTGTATGATGGTCGTTTGTTCTACACTAATGACGTTCGTGATTTATTTGAGCTGTATATAGCTATTTTGTCCAAGTCTCTTACTCCTAAAGAGGAAGATGGTAATCCGATGTATGTCGAATCTTATTATTGTGTAGAAGACAAGACTACGGCCGTAGATATCAGGAAACAACGTCAGATTGACAAGGCTGATATTTTATATGAGTTTATGAACAAGCTGAAAGGGTCAGAGGCTGAAAGGAAAAGCATCTACGATCTGCTTTTGTATCTTGACATCATATACAGCGTAGAGCTTGATCAGAGCATGGTTCAATACATATTCACTAATTGGATTGACGCCAAGAATACAAACGTTGACATGTATAAAGAAGCAAGCTCAAGGTTCTTATCTGACGACGAATCTTCCGAAGGGATGCAGGTGATTAAATTCCATCGTATGATCAGGGAAATGATCGAGGGCCTGGCTGTCACCGTCAACACCGACGGACTGTATCTGAATGGCGAGCTCCTGGGCGCCGACGCCATCTCTGCATCTATGGCTCTTGCTTCCAATAAGTCGATGTTAGAAACCAAGTCACGTGTTCTGGAAGCGTATAATGCTTTAAAGAACAAGCATAAAAAAATAGAAGGCACTAAGTCTGACAAGAAGAAAAAGGAAGACGAAAAAGGTTTTGATATTGATCAATACGCTGATAAAAAAGAATAATTTATGAAGATTGTTGATTGTTATCTTCGGGCCTTACAGAAGGCTGAAGAAAACATGACCAACGGTGGTATAAAACTTGACAAGGCACGTTTTGTTCAGCTTTTTAATGACGAACAAAACCGCCTTGTTCGTTATATCCTTGATAAGAAAAACGAAGAGGATATACGTTATATCCAAAAGTTAGTTGTGTATTCAAAAGAACTTGACGAGAAAGGAGATAAAGATAATCCGGAAAGCACTTTGTTTTCATTGCCTTCTGATTTCTTTTCTTTTTCAAACATATCAGGCGTATTTACCAAAGGTGAATGCACGGTCACTGATTTTACCATGTGGGAGGCTAAGAACGAAAACCCGCATGAGCTTCTTGCCGACTCTTTTAACAAACCTGATTTTGATTTTAGGGAAACATTCTATACAATAGGAGAAGATTCGGTAAGGGTGTATAAGTCTGGTTTTGATGTAGACACCGTTTACCTTACATATTACCGCTATCCTAAGGAAGTTGACATCGAAGGATATGTTAAATCCGATGGTTCTAATTCAACCGATATAGATCCTGAATTAGATGATAAATTAATTGGTATTATCCTTAACATGATTGAAAAGCAATTTGCTTTGAATGAAAGCGAATATGGACGTTATCAAATAGACTCAAACAACGTCCAATCTCCTTTATAGCAGAATAAAGACGTGTCCTAAATTAAAGACTATCAAAAAGCATTAAGAATTAATTAATTCCTAATGCTTTTTGTTGCTTATATGACTATCGCTATTTTTGAGACAGATAACAGAATATTAATTTTTAAAATATTATAAGGCTATGGCTATCCATAAACCGTATGACAGACACATTATCTGTCCTCCGCACGCTAAGTTGGCGGACGTAGATTCTTTGTTGCTTCAAGAAGGTCAGATCGCTATCTATGATTTGGATGGTGAGCAGACTAAAGATGGTTTGAAAGCGTTGAAAGACTTGAAAGGATATCGTAAGGACGAACAACGTTTCCAGATCAGAATCGGACGTAATGAGATGGTGAACGACCGTGTATCTGATGATAAATCATTCTCTACACCTACGTTTGCTATTGATGAAATTATAGAAGTGTATGCTTCTGCTCCGAAGAGCAAAGAAATTAAAGTAGATGAAGTTATTTTCGGTTACAACGGAATTGACGACAATACCGCTATTACAGCAAGAAAAGGCGATCGTATCCCTATTCATATTAAGCTGACAGGACGTTTGTTCGAGCTTCGTGGTTATCCGATGGGTGAGGTGAATATCGATGATTACATCATTTTCGAAAACTGTCCTGGTCGTGAGGATATGTGTTCAGAATGTGATCCTTGCGAAGATGTTGATATTTTGGCTGCTATCTTGAAAACAATCGAACGTATCAAGAATCAGCCGATTGCAGGTGGTGGAAAGGTAGGTGATTTTGTAGAAATCCATCCTATCCATTCTTGTGACGAGTTGGAAAAAACTCCGGTGGAAACCGACATGAATTTCTATTGCATGGAAATGTGTGATACCGGTGATGCTTATGCCCTGGCTCAGCTTAAGGCTGCTTATCCTGGTTTGGATATCAAGAGAGTCGGACGTCATCTTTCTACATCTAAATATCAGGTGATGAAAGAAGGTGGTAAGCCTTCTGATTATACTCAAAAGCTGTCTTCTATCATGAAAGGCTGCGAAGAGTGCCCTGACGGATATACTAAGGTAGACGGCGGTTTGATTTATGCCGTAACGTTAGAGGATGATGGTGTTGATCAGTCTACTGTAGTAGAAAGCATTAAGAATGCCGTTAGTAGCACTGCCGAGAAAACAGCAGCCCAAGATGGCGGCGTAGGTATGTACACTGTGGCCGTAAGCAAGAAACTGACGAAGGCTGATATCGATGCATTTGTAGAAACTAATCCGACTGCTACAGTAACGTTCGTTGCTAAAACAGCAGATATGTGTAGCAATCCTGCTGTTACTACCGTTAGCTGGGAAGCATGTGGTTCTTGTAAGATTTCGAAAGAAGCTTATGAAATCACGTTGCCGGATGATGAATGTGGTAACAGCGCAAAAGCCGAATTGCAGGCAGCATTCCCGTATCTGACAATCGAAGATTACGGTACACTTGGTGGATGTCAGCACAAATTCAAAACAACGGTCGTTACTAACATGGTTTGCGACGAATGCGATAAAATTTTCAAAGACTTTTTCGTATCGAAAGCTCCAGAATCTTATCGTGGACGCAACTGGAAACGTTTGGGTGCCGTAGCAGGGGATCAGTCTATTATAGCCGATCCGATACCTAAGAACTGCAAATGTGGTATCTTATTCCGTGGTATTGACTACATGATTTCTCCGTCTGACTGTTTGATTGACCGTCTGACATTCCAAGAAGGTTCTGTTCGTATTGCCGTAAATGGTGGTTATCCGGATGAACAGCGCGAGGCTATCAGCACGTACTTCAACCCGATCCACACCGAATACAAACAGCACTGGGCTCCGCGTACTCACCTCGGCGCTGAATTGCTGGATAAGGAACGCGAACAACGTATGTTCTTCGACTTCCGTAAGACTCACCAAGAGCTTATGGAACGGATGTTTACCAACGAAGAAACCCGCTTAGACCTGTTGGCTCCGTATGCTGATTATTCAGTAACGTTGAAGCCGGCACGTTACTCTAACGGCTTCGGTAGGGTAATTGATGATCATATTACAGTACACTTCCATGTACCGTATGGCGCTCACGAAGGTATTCAAGACCTTATGGACTTGTTAGCTGCTTCGGCAAATATCAAGCCCTGCAAGATTTGATTTTCCTTTTTTCTATATATCCCAAGGGGGAGGAGGCTGGTCCTCCACCCCCTTTTTTGTAATAAAACAATTTGAAATAAGTTAGTTTCATATGAATGGCGTGGATTTTTTATCCGGTGCCTTTGGTAGGGGCATTGATAAAATAACCAACATAGTTGGAAAATGGGGTTCCTCCCAACCGGTAGATGACAGCAAATCCGGTATAAAAATAGGGGACAAAATCTACCAAGTGGTTGTGTCCTTAAATGGCTGTTATTGGTATCTTGACGAAGAAGGTAAGAAGCATCCTGTTTCTGGTATTCCGGCCACAACCGAATGGGAGTGGATTAACATAGCTGAGAAGGTTATCAAAGATTTCAAAACCTGTTACCGTACACCTGGCGGAAAGGTCGAAGTATGGAGTTGGTATCTTCTTAACGATCAGATGGATGTTCTTAAAGAAACCCATAGAATTACCGACAGTACCGACATGGATAATCCGGTAGGTAAGGTTCTTACTAAAATACCGGACGAATGGGTTATGATCGACTGCGATCTTCCTGATATGACAGAACGTGACATTACGTTTGTCAACAGATGTTATAAAACTCCTGATGGTAAGGTTGAAATAGAAGGATTGGAAGCCATAGATGATAAGATAAATATCAGGGAATCTATTTATACCGTTATTCAATCGACGGACGATAATTTCCCTTCCGGCCATGTTTTTAAACTAATTCCAGAGAATTGGGTTCGAATGGTTTGTGACTTCCCTGACATGACAGAACGAGACGTAACTTACGTTCTTGAATGTTACACTACTAAAAAAGGAAAAGTGCAAGTAGAAGGTTTGGTAGCCATAGATAACATCCTTGGAGCCAGGGAAGAGGTTTATACCGTTCTTCAGTCAACTGATCCTGATATTAAGGTAGGAACCGTGCTGGATTCCATTCCCGAAGATTGGGTGAGGATGGTATGTGATTTTCCTGACATGACGGACAGGGAAATCGTTGAAGTGGACGAATGTTATAAGACTGATGGTGGTAAGGTTAATATAAAAGGTTATCAATCTATTGATGCCGTTCTTGGTGTAAGGGAACAGTATTATTATATTGTTAAGACAACGGACGACGCCTATCCTCAGTGGACGAGAATAGATAAGATACCTAACGAATGGACGAAAACCGAATGCGATTTTCCTGATCTTACAGAAAGACATATTATGTCCGTAGATGAATGTTATACTACTCCTGGTGGTAAAATACATCTTGGTGGATACAGGTCGGTAGATAGCATAATAGGCGTCCGGGACGAGTATCTTATTGTTTTAGAAACTACCGACCCTGATATACAAAGAGGCGCCACATTCAGCAAAATACAAGAAGGATGGCAGCGTATTGTTTGTGATTTCCCTGATGCTACTACATCCGACACGGAAATAGTAGAAAACTGTTATAAGACAGAAAAGGGCAAGGTTCAGATCCGGACATACATAACAATGGACGGATACGGAAATACGAGGGAATTAAGACATATGGTTCTTAAAACAACCGATCCTGATTACAATATCGGATCCAATATCGATCAGATACCGGTAGGGTGGTTAAGTATCGAGTGTGATTTTGCGTCTGCTACACAGCGCCATATAAGACAGGTCAAAAACTGCTACGCCTCTGATGCGGGGAGCATCTACGTTGAGGGAGAAATCGTTTACGACAATGACCTTGACGTGGACAAGATGGCGCTGACGGTCATGGAAAGCACTGACCCGGCGATAGCCGTAGGGACGGAGCTGGCGGTTATTCCCTCTGGCTACGTGAGAACAGTTTGTAGATGTAATTGTTGCAACCACTAAATCTTATTGTCATGAGCTGTAACGAATATTTTTTAGTAACACTGGAGTCTAAATCGACTCCAGTTCGTCATAAATACACGAATTTAACAGACGAATGGTATGGTCCTGATGGTGTTAAGTACGAAGATCCTGATACGATAGCCAAAATCGAAGAACAAGCTACAGATAAGAATCGTATAGGGGATAACACTTTATATCAGAAACTTATTGAAATACATTCTCAAGGAGAGTCAATAAAATCAGACATCGGAGACATAGGTCAGGTATTAGATTACATAAATGGGGAGGAAGTGTAATGGGAACCATATCAGATAAGTTAATGAGGATCATAAATACCAAAGAGGATATAAGGCAAGCCCTTATATCCAAAGGGTATGATGTACCTACTTCCATACCTTTTAAAGAGTATGCTAAAATGATATCGGACTTACCATGTAGAGTGGATTCTTTTCCTGATATAGAAGGAATTGTAGCTCGTTATTCAGCATTAGGTCTTACTAATGAACAGATGGCTGCCAATCCTGTATGGGTTGATAAAACGGGTAACGGACACGATATACAGTTGAAAAACTTCTCTTGGAAGGGAATGTCAGGGGTTGGGGGATATGTTCAGGATTTTAATGATTTTAGAAATAATGCTACTGTAGATAAAATAAGAATTGATGAGCAGGGTAGCAATTCTATTAAAGTAACCATTTTAACTACAGGAATTGGTAATGCTATTTATATACCAAAGAATATTTACCAATTTAATAAATCTTATTTCATAAAAATATCAAGTGAAGGATACGATGAAGGTGATATGGCTTTATCATTTTATGCGCCTTCTACATCAACAGCAACAACAGTAACGGTATCATTAAACCCTAATGGCGTCACTGAAATTCCTGCAATAAAAGAAGATGATTTTTTAGCTGTTTATATTAATGTTAGCGGCAAAGTAGGTTCGTTTACCGTTGAGCAACTACCTCTCTACCCCGGTGCACTCGTCTTTGACGGAGTAGACGATTATGGTGTTTGTGAGAATTTTCCTATTTTGACTAAGGAAAAGGGATATACGGTTGTAGCGTTGAGACAGTGGATTACAAGGGGTGAAATAGCCCAAGGATTAGTATCTAATGTAAAGAATTGGCTCAAGGATGGTGCCTTCTTGTTAGAATATAGAAATATACAAGCCGATCATCTTAATAGGCCTATATCTTTTGGAGCAATAGGGAGTGAAATGGATTTACCACACATCCTTACTTATCAGACATCTAAAAGTTGTAATGGTGTTTCGATTACAACTGGTAATTTTGAGGGAACAGATGTGCTACATGTTGGGAAATTAGCTCCAACTAATGTAGGAACTTGTATTAACGCTGCTATCTGGGAACTTGTATTTCTCGATCACGATGCCACCGAAGAAGAACTGACCAAGATCAAAGACTACTTCGTCAAAACCTATCCCTGGCTCTTCCCCTACCAGGCATGGACAGTGGTAGGCAAAACCAACGAGGACGAAGATCGTGCTACTATTGCCAACATTACGGGCAATGGTAATAATCTTGTGCTGTCGAATTTTGGGTTTGCAGAAGGGAGTGGGTATGGGTTGTATAAAACTCCATTTGAATTATATCCATCAGTTCAGCATTCGTCTAAATATAGTTTGTCTTTTTCAAAGTTTGCATTAGGGGATCACAATTTAATAATTGCACCAAAACAAAATGATTTAAGCTATGATATAAAAGTCAAAGTAACAGGATTAAAGGATGGTGTAAAATTTAAATGGGGGTGGATTGGTACAACAGGATACATAGATATAACAACAGATGGGATACACATGTTAAATAAACCCGCATCTCAAATTAGACAATTGATTGTAGAATTTGCAGAAGATTTTGATCCTGATCATGTTGTCACCATTGAGCAAATCCCCGAATACGAAGGATACCTGGTTACTGATGGGGTGGATGATAAAGCGGTTAGTGAACAGTTTAAATTTGGCGAAAATTTTACTGTTATATTAGATTTTAAATTCCCCGTTAAAAAGATATCTTATTGTGGTTTTGACTTATCATCAAAGGTTAGAATCCAAAATCTTCAAGGTAGTGGTGTGTATGTCGTATTAAAGGGAAATAAAACCTTGATACCATCAAATGTAGTGAGAGCCGTAACTTCAGAGGGTAAAGTATATGATGAAAATTGGAATGAATACAATATTGTGCCTGGCAATATATCATCAAATTATACAATGGTAAATTTAGGCTTTGATGGAAGTACTCAATTTGCTGAGTCGGCAACTAAATTAGCTGGAATTTATAGTAGTACTTTATCCAAAAACGACTGTATCAAAGCATATAACTATTTACAAACTTTAAAAGCAAAATAATATGAAGAAGTACAAAGTTTTATTCTGTGATCTGGATGATACGTTAATTGAGACATTAAGTGGCAAAACATTTCCTAAAGGAATTTGGGATATGAAAATCAAATTTGATGTTTTGGATGCAATTAAGCAGTTTTCTCCTGAGTATGTTTTAATTGTAAGTAATCAAGGGGGAATTGAAGCTGGTTTTGTGGATCATCAAAGATTTCAATCTAAAATAGAATATGTATCACAATGCGTAAAAGAATATTGCGGAGTAAAATGCTATTCGGAATATTGCACCACGAATGATAAAAATGATTTGTATAGAAAACCAAACGTAGGAATGCTTAATCATCTTTGTGAAAACTATGTTGGCGATGATTTTGATTACATAAAATCTGTTACACTTATGATAGGTGACGCAAGTGGACTTGAAGGACAGTTTTCTGATAGTGATAAAAGAACCGCAGAAAATTTCGGGATTGACTATCTTGATGTAAATGAATTTGTTAATTTGTATAATAAAAAGAAATAAAAATAGATGAAATACGCGATTGCAGATTTATTATGGGCAAAATCACATGGTATTAAAATACTGCCCGAAATGAGAACAAGTATAGATCAGAGTAAAGTTATTCTACATGAAGAAATGTTAGTACCTTTCGAAGATGAATCATTTTCAAGAATTTATGTATCTATGATAATCAGATCCTCTCCAAAGACGAATGTATCAAAGCATACAACTATTTACAAACTATAAAATCGAAATAATATGAAATTCATTATCATACCAAAAGAAGTATATAATTCCGTATCTGAAGAAAAGAGACGTGAATTAGGAATAGGCAGCCCAAGAGCGAGCGTAGATGGCTCTAAAGTTATTTTACATGTAGAACATTATGACCTTCTATTTAAGTCTTTAGACACGCAGGCTGATGACGAACCTCAATATCCGTATCCGGTATATGACAGCCCTTCTTCTGAGTTTGAATCTGTTCTTTCATCTAAAGAATGGGTGTCTGATGTTAATGACGAGCGTCTTTGATCTTGTTATGGTTGGGGTAATTACTATATTTGTAAAAAGTTGAATAATTAAAGCGTGTGGTAGCGTTATCTACCATATAATCATCATGTTTCAGATAATAATCGGATGCGTTTTGGCTAATATCCTTACGATAGCAATCATCGGTTTAGCCCTGTATTTAGTGCATCTTGACATACTCCCATAGCTAAAGCAAATGGGATTCTTGGATACAAACGCAAGAAACCCCGATGTTACTATCGCT